CCTCTTACTTGCTACCAGCGTGGATGGTGGGCCGTGATCCAAAACTCAAGATCATTCAAGCAACGCACACGGGAGAACTTGCTGTGCGTTTTGGTCGTAAAGCAAAGACCTTGATTGATAGTGATGAGTATAGAAAAGTGTTTCAAACAACTTTAAGAGAAGACTCTCAGGCAGCAGGACGTTGGGAAACTTCTCAAGGCGGTGAATACTTCGCAGCCGGTGTTGGTGGAGCAATCACAGGTCGTGGTGCTGATCTACTCATCATTGACGACCCACACTCAGAGCAAGATGCACTATCTCCAACCGCAATGGAATCTGCTTACGAATGGTATACATCAGGTCCAAGACAACGTTTACAACCTGGCGGTAAAATTGTACTCGTCATGACGAGATGGAACAATAAAGATCTTACAGGAAAATTAATTCAAAACCAAAAAGAAGCAAAAGCGGATCAATGGCACGTGGTCGAATTTCCAGCAATCTTGGACCACGGATCAAAAGACGCTAAACCGGTTTGGCCAGAGTATTGGAAGTTAGAAGAACTTGAAAAGGTACAAGCAACACTTCCAACTGGTAAATGGAATGCACAGTGGATGCAAAACCCAACAGCTGAAGAAGGTGCAATATTAAAACGAGAGTGGTGGAGAGTTTGGAAACATGATTGGATACCTACATTACAACATGTCATACAAAGTTATGATACAGCATTTTTAAAAAAAGAAACTGCGGATTACTCTGCTATTACGACTTGGGGAGTTTTTTATCCAAATGAAGACTCACCTGCTAATTTAATGCTACTCGATTCTATAAAAGGAAGATACGAGTTCCCAGAGCTAAGGCGACTGGCTCTTGAGCAATATACTTATTGGCAACCTGAATCAGTGATAATTGAAGCAAAAGCTTCAGGATTACCACTAACTTATGAGTTAAGGCAAATGGATATCCCGGTGGTAAACTTTACCCCATCACGAGGAAATGATAAGCATGCTCGTGTAAATGCTGTTGCACCTTTGTTTGAATCTGGTATGATATGGGCTCCTGAACAGAAATTCGCTGACGACGTCATTGAAGAATGTGCAGCGTTTCCGTATGGAGATCATGATGATTTAGTGGACTCAACCACACAAGCTATCATGCGATTTAGACAGGGTGGATTAATACAACACCCTGAAGATTACGTCGACGAACAAGTCGAGAAACCTAAAAGGAATTATTATTAATGGGACCAAAAGCTTTAAATTTTATTCATTCAGTGGCAAGGAAGTCTTTGACCAAGGGCCAGGGATCAGGGATCACGAAAATTCCTGGCAGGATGGAAGCAGAAGCTAAAGCTTCAGAGATTGCGTCAGCGTTAGTCGATGCAGGTTTAGATTTTAATAAAATGGATGACTTCATTAAAAGTGAAGCGGATGTTGTTAAGTATTTAAATATTTTAGAGTCAGCAAAAAGAGAGAGAATGAAACCTATTCCTGCGGACTCACCAAGAGGAAGAGAAATCACAGAACAGTTATTTGGTAAAAGAGGTGAAGTCGTAGACATGAAAGGAAATGTCATTCCTGAAGGATCAGGGATCATGGGCGGTGAATCCATTGAGTCATTGATGAAATCAGGAGATGTTACCAAAGGAACAGTTACTAAGAAAAGTAAAAAAGCAAGTGACCGAGATATGTTCAGAGCAGCGAATGAAAGATTTAAAAAAACAGATATTGATAAGATTATTAAAAATATAAATAAACTAGATCCAATCGAAGCAATGAAAGAAGCTAACAAAATTATTAAGAGAGATTCGTATTATAAAGGTTTATCTGATAAAGATGCAAAAAGAATTTTAACTGAAACTGAAGATCACATATTTGGAAGAGATGTAGACATGGATCCAGAAGATTTTTTTGCAACAGGTGGACGTGTTGGATTAAAAGATGGACCACCAGATCCATCAAGAAGAAATTTTTTAAAAATAATGGGAGGTCTTGCAGCACTACCAATTGTTGGTAAATTTTTTAAACCGGCTAAAGTTGGTAAAGCAGTAACTAAAGTTCCATTAGTTAAAACTGCAGATGTAGATGGTAAACCAGAATGGTTTGATGCATTAGTTAATAAAGTTATTTTAGAAGGAGATGATGTTACTAAAAATTTTGCAACTAAAGATAGAGAACTTGTATACTCAAAAAAAATTGATGCGGATAATGAAGTAACTGTTTATAGAGATCTGGATACAGATTCTATTAGAGTTGATTATAGTAGTCCAAATGTCATGCTTGATGAACCAGTAAGTTTATCTTACACTAAAGGTCAGGCAGATGAAGCTACACAAGGTATGAAACCCGCAGATGAGTTTGAAACATTTGAACAAGGTTTAGCTGCAAGATCCAATGGACCTGATGATTATACTATCGACCCAGAGCCTAATGTTGGAAGTAGCATAAGTGATTTAGAAACAGATGTTTCAAAACTAAAAGAATACGCAACAGGTAAGGGACCTACTATGAAAGAATTTATAGCTTCTAAAAAAAGAAAAGAAAAAGTTAAAAAAATTAATGAAGGTGATATAGGAGAAACATCTGACTACGTTACAAAAAGACAAGGTGATTATTATGACTATGATGATTATGCATCAGGCGGTAGAGTTGGTTTATCATCAGATGGTCTTGCTTACTTATTAGGAGAATAGAATGTCTATTCTAGATAGAATTATAGAATACAGCCCACAAGAACGTACACCAAAACAAAATGGTGGACGAACTGGTTTTAAAGTAGGAACAGAAGTTATTAGAACTTTAGATGATGGTAGAGAGTATACTGTTACACCAGGAAGAAAAAGAATCATAGATGCAGATGACATTGAGTTAATAAAGGAATGGAGAAAATCTTTAACTGATAAAAATCCAATTCCATTTAGAAATTTTTTAAGAAATAAATTTGATGACAAGACAGCAGTATCAATTGCTACAAGAATTAGAAATAATAAAAACATTGAATTTAATCCTACAGAAGAATTTGAAGTAGGAGTTAAACAAGGGAAGAAAAATAAAAGATTAAAGGCTATTCAAAAATTAGTAGATAAACATAATAACTCTGAAACCATGTTGTATAGAAAAGAAGACATATACAACAAATTAGGGGTTAAAAGATTAACTGCTCAAGATAATCCTGATGAAGTAGCACTTTTAAATCAAATGGATAAACCAGAGGATAAAGTAAAAAAAGCTTTTGATAAAATTATAACAAAAGATGTAAAACTTTATAATCCTAAAGTTACCGGTAATATTGAAGAATATAATATAATATACAAAATGATATCTGATACCGTTACTCCTAAAAATGGTTCAAAAAGATTTAAAGCAGATGCTAGATTTATTCAAAAAACACTAAACACTCACAAACCTTATTTAGATATAAAAGAAAATTTTGATTACTTTGCCAAGAATGCAAAACCTTATGTAGGTCAAACTTTTCAAGAAGCTTTTGAACGTGCTAAATTTTTAAAAGGCGGTGTAGATTTAAAAAACGTACAAGGTCTTAAACCAAACTATTCAAAGCCAGAACAAAACATATATAACTTTGCACTTAGACACGCTCTGTTAAATCAAAAAAGAGGAACTCCTTCAGAAATTCAATTTTATAAATTTAATAAAAAAGGACAACCTATCGGTGAACCATTAGATTTTGATAAATTACCTAGAGATATGAAAAAAGCTTCAAGAATATTTGATGGTAATAAATATGGCTTTACATACAAAAATCAGTTTTTTACTAAAGATACTTTAAGAACAAAAGGATATAATTCTGGATTGTTTAACGATGTTTACAAAATGGCAAGAGCAGGAGCAAAATTAGTTCCTGATCCAAATGATCCTGGTAAAAAAATAACCCTACAACAACTATTAAAAGACACAGGAGATAAATTAACAATTGGACACAGTGATAAAACAGGCGGCGTTGCTGGTAAAAATCCTTTTAGTAATTTAAGAGTCGAAAGTGGTAAATTTAATTTAGCTATGTATTATGCTTACAACAAAGTTGAAGATCCAAAATTAAGAAAAATGATTATTAATAATTTGCAAGAAGATTTTGGAAGTTTGAAAGGTCCTGCATATGAAGAAGCTTTTATAAAAAATAAATCAGATTTAGCTAAAGCAATGTTTGAGACTCCTGAGGCAGTTTTAGAACAACCAAGTTATTACAGAAGTGCGGGTCAAAAAGTAATTAAAGATCTAGGAGAAGATTTTTTTAAACAGAGTCCTAAATTTAAAAAAGAAACGTATCGTGTTTCAGGACTAGGATCTGAAGAAAATGCAAAAAATTTTTTACAAAAAATAACAAGTTATAGTAAACTTCCTCAGTGTAAAGTGGGTATGGCGGAGGGTGGACGTATTGGTTTTGCTTTAAGTGACGAATGTATTAGAGATGGTTTAATAGAACAAAAAAAATTAGCAGCATCAGGAAATAAAAAAGCTGCACAGGAATTAGTTGATGTTGCTAAAGTTGCATCTAGAGGTGGTTTATTAAAAAATGTTTTAGGACCAGGTGCCTTGCTTGGTGAAGCAGTATTTGAAGGTGCAATTATTGGTAATAAAGTTTTAGGTGGTAAACCGTTAAATCAAGCATGGGCTGAAAGTTATTTATCATATTTAGATCCAAGAAAATATAGAGGAGAACTAGATCCAATGTTAATGGAAAGAGATCGTATGTTACAAAGTACAGCTGATAAAAATATTTTAAGATCTGGATTTTCAGCACAAGATCAGTTATCTGCTTTTAATAAAGCAATTGAAGAAAGAGATCTTGCAAAATCAAGAGGAAGAATAGATCAATATTTACCTGCTGCAGCAGAAGCAAGAGAACAGGGTAGATTAGCAGGTCAGTCCGCAGATGTTATATCTAGTGAAGCATTTAAAGATGCAACAAAAGTTGCACAAGAATATTTACAAGGACAGTCTGGAAAACAACAAGCTGACTTTGGTGTCTTATCAGTTCCTCAAGGAGATGATCCTATTAATTTAAGAAGATTAAAAGCTATGAGAGAAATGAAAAATTTATATACTCAATACTCTGATCAAGATTTAATTAAAATGTTACAAGATGCAGGTTATAATCCTCAAGATATTATAGATTTAAAAACAACGGAAAGACTTACTCCAAGTTTTGCAAGAACTTTAGGAGGATTAGATGTTTTAAGATCGCAATTTCAAGAACAAGAAGCAATGCAAAGAATTGCAGATGCAGGAGGAGTTGCTAATTTAGCAGGCGGAGGAATAGCAGAAATTAGAAGACCTAGCTCAATTCCCCCTCAATCAGGCCCAACGCCTCAAGGGTTGCTATCTGTTAAAAACAATGTTAAGAGGTACTAGGAGTATTAAATGGCAGATATAGACAAAGGACTCCCTAACACACGTACGGAAGTTGAAATCCCTTCAGAAGAGGAGATGCAAGAAGAAGTTGGTGTTGAGGAAGAAGTAGAAAAAGGACCCGTTGAAATAACACCAGAAGAAGATGGTGGTGCAACTATTGATTTTGATCCAAGTGCAGT